TGTCCTGCTACCGATCCTAGCGTGAACCAACCACTCTTTACCAACGCTTACAATGTCCCAGTAGCTCTAAACTACAAGGCACAGTTCCTATCCAATGCGTGATCGTATGGCGAAGATGACTAAGAGACAGATCAAGAATCTTTACCGTTCAATAGTATCCAAATCCAAAAAACTGTATTTAGGTTTTCCAGCCGGAAGCCCCGGAGAAATGTTGATGTCCACAAAAGATCTACAAGCAATTGAAAACATAATTGCAAAGTATCAAAGAAAATTGAAGTGATTACATGATACACTCCGGCTTAGGCGGCGGCTCCTCAATGCCACAACAACGCCCCATTGTTCGGCCAGTTTCAATTCCCTGGCCTACTACAAACACGCCAGGACTACCCTCTGACTTTGGTATATCAGGCGATCTTCCCGGACTCGGGGGGGGTTTTCCTACAAGTCCAATCTGGACGCAACCCCAACCGCCTCAAAGATCGATGGAAAGCTTCGCGTGGCTACTCTTGGGGTTGATGTGATGGTATACCTATACCGCCGTTTGAACCGTAAAGACGGCACTCGCACGTGGAAAAAATACGCTCGGGTGACAAGTTTTGAAGATTATTTCTATTTGACTTTCAGTCCTGTCCCTGGGATGGTATACCAAACCAGGTTCACCAAAGACGAATTAGTGAGGGGGACTATCTGAAATGCCTCTCCCAGCTGCCGAAAAGAAATCAAAAAGAGTCTATGCGCTAGCTCAGAATACCGATCTTGAGAACTTATCATTCTCTACTCTCCAGAGTATAGGACAACCGATTTCGATAGAGGATCTCTCTGAGGATGAATTAAGGCGTTTAGTCCTGGTGAACTTAGCTCGACTGTCTGTCAAAGGTGAATGGAACGGGATTTTGTAATGCCTTTACCCGATGCTGAACGTTCTAAGAGGGTCTATACCCTTTTACAAAATACCGATCTTGAGAACCTTAGTCAATCCTCTCTGGCTGACGTTGGCGACCCTATCAGCGTAGAGAAATTAAACGAAGATGAACTACGCAGAATAGTCTTAGTAAACTTAGCTCGACTGTCTGTCAAAGGTGAATGGAACGGCTTGCTTACTGCTGGCGGGGGTGGGTCTGATTGGGTCGGCCCGGCTGAATCCCTGGTTGATGCTACCTCAGGGAAATTAATGCGAACGGATGCATGTCAGCCAATCCCTTCATTCACACAAGGGACCAAATTATACAATTCAAATTATCCTACTTACTATCCGTTTGTAGCTCCAGAATCAGGAACTGTCGATGAGATCCATATCAGAGTAAATGCTACGATAGCCTCTCAAAGCATGCTGGTCGGAGTTTTTGAGAATACATCTGATGACGGGCCCGGTGACCAGCTCGGAGAGTATGCAACGATAAGTATCGCCTCATCGACAACTCCCAGTGCTGCCCCTAATGAAACTATTACTTTGACCAGAGGGACCACCTACTGGTTAGGCTATACTCAGCAGAACTCAGGAGCTACAGATCCCACAATTCAAGTTTGCACCGATGGATCTTTACCCTGGAACTCTGCGATTTCCCAAACTGGAAAAAATGCCATGCGAGAAGCGACCAATTCAAACACTCTCCCAACTACTGCGCCCACTTCGGGCTATACCCTTGAGTATGCGTGGAAAATGGTATGCGGTTTTGTGATGGGTTAAGATGTCGCCTAAACCTAAACCTACCGAGATAATACGCCATGAGATAGTCCTCGGTCGTTCTGAAAAAGAAATGCTTGATACTCTCATAGGTTCAATGAGTTTCAGAAATGTCGCCACTCCTGCTGTAGATTTGATGAATGATGTCACCGGGACAATTACCTTTCTATCCCTTCTAGCTGCCATAGGTATAACTGGAGTCACTTTTACTTTCCTCGCTTCAGACGAACTCTCCGTCCAGGGTGTCATTGATCAATTCCTCACCCAGAGAGAACAAGCTGTAGCTGCCGCCGGCCTGTCTACTGCACCAGGGGGGGGTATAATCAGTCAAATTCTCGGTTTATGGCCTCAAGAATCATGAAAATGATGCTCAAAGGGGGGGGTATTTGCTAACGTTTTTTCTATATAGTTAGAAACAAACGCATTCTTTCTCATTAACTCCGCATGTCATACAAATGACCAAGACATCTATGATTTCATCTTCTTCTTTTTCCTGGGCTTCAATACGCTTCAGGATTGAGATCATCGCTTCTGCTAATTCTATCCAAAGATCCGATGCCATAAGCCACGCAACCCCCGCTTCTTTTTCAATGTCTCTAATTCTTCACCCTGAGCTCTAATAATTCCCTGAAGTGCTTCAAGGTTCATTCGTATATCTGCACAGCTAAAACCTTCATCATTACGTCTGCAAAAATGTATGATAGCCTCATTGATCAATAACGACTTGGACTGAAATGCACGACCGACAATTGGCCGACCTTCTTTTTCTGCCTGAGTCACTATCATAGGGAGCTGTTTATGTCTCCAAGACTCACGACCGTCTGGAATACTGTCAAGGATGTCCTCAACCTGGGGCCATGCTGAAAATGAACGACCCCCCATCATTTCACCCCTACTAAGCGATGAGTACCGCCAGCTCCACAAGTCATTCTCTGAATCCTCTCAACATCCTCAAAGGACTTTGCAGGGCATTCTAAGCCACATTTGCGACAGACCAGTTTCATCTAAATCCCCCATTGATCGGCCATAGCCAGAGCAACACCCTCAAAGGTTCTACTTCTCTCTTTTACATCTCTAGCGATTCCTGGATGATATTTCTGAGATCGTGCTTTCCCGCCGGTATTTGACTGAACCCAGGGTGCAATCGGATCAACTAGATTTGTCGCCTGAAGCTTTGGTAATCCCTGCAACCAGAGTAGAGTACGCTTCGTATATGGATGTCCATATTCGTACGGTTGAATGACTTGGGTCGGCTCTGGTAAATCAGCGATCTTGAACGGTGTCGGATTTTCAAGTGCGATACTCGGAATATCGGCATTGTAGAGAGTCATAAAGAAATCTCTTGCCTGAAGCAAATGACTGTATCTCTCAACACACATACCGCCTTTTGGATATAGCCACCTAGCCCCGGCTCTGGAGAGATACTGGCACGGCGGGAAAGCGATCAACAGATCCCAGTCATCCTCTAGCAATTCCTCTAAAGGCCCCTGATGATGAGGGCCTTCTTTTTCTGTCGGTATTAGATCACAACTAATCGCATCATGGCCGCGCTCTAAGAAGGCATCTCTCACAGCTCCAGAGAATTCGCAACCAATCAAGACTTTCAGACTCATGGTTGCCCGACATGTACCCTCTTAATAATCCCTACGCTCTAAAATCGCATATTATTATCAATGGCCCCAGAGTTCAACCGCGCCGCGATCAATTTTGAGCGCAGAGCGTTGAAATCGGCTCTGCGATGGCTTGCGCTCTGAGTGGGGTTCGGCCCACTCTAACCTGATTAAAGAAGATAGCCCCTCTCAGGGGGGGATGAACCCCCCTTTCGGGGCGTAATTTTATGGTTCGGGTGCGTGTGGCGAGCATGTCGCGTAGGTGTCAGGAATGGAGTTCACACTTTTTCATTTGTTAGTCGTTTTTGTGGCCGGTCAGTGCATGGTGACCGTTCTTATTCTGTTCCTGGCATCTCGGGGCACTGGGTTAGTTCTAGAATTGTTTGAAGAATTAGATCAGAAGTTAGCTGCATCCATTCAAAAACTGCTAGAAGGCGGTCTTGATGTTGAACCCGTTAATCCCTTACAGGCTGCAATAGCTCAAATGCTGATAGGCAAAATGAACCAAGAACTCCCCCAACGCGCCCCCACTGGAGAGTTCGTTAAGAAACTTGAATAACCAATTAAAACCGCCGGGTTATTATGCCTCGCAGAAAAGCCAAGCGCAAATATAGACGCTCAAGAAATAAATCCCTCTATTCAATGGCGGTCGGATATGGTAATCTCGCGATCTTAACTCAAGGTATAGCTGGGTCGTCACCCTGGGCCATGATCACCGGTGCTGCCGATACATTCACCGCTTCGGGTGCCTATGCTACCGGCGGGGCGGCGGTTTCCCTCTCTGATATACTTCAGAACCCTTCAGCCGCATTCTCTACAATGAACGCAAACGTGTCTCAGAATGCCGCTTCAATGATGATACAAGCTATAACTTTCAATGCAGGAGCCAAGATTTTCAGAAAGATCATGAAGGCTCCGTTTAGAGAAGCGAATAAGGTGATTCGTCCACTGGGTCTAGGAGTGACCCTGTAGAGGTGAGTTCATGGCTACGAATACAGTTGTAGGTTCACTTACATGCTCAGATGGGACGACCATTCCTTTGAAGGCTGAAATTGCCGAAGGAACCGAGTCTGATCTCACCACAGATACTGTCTACACCGTCAGCGCCCAGAATGTCGGAGACTATGCACCGGGAAAAGTCATCACTGCCGGACTTGTTTCTTGTGATAACGGGGTCAGCTACTGCTACATCCTCTCGCAAGGACTGGTTGCCGCTATCATAGGCGTTGGGGTAAAGGGAGCCGTTCAAGACGTTCAGCCTCTTTGTGCCCCTTATCAATTGAAAGCCGGTGATAAGGTTCGGATTCTTTCCGAAACTGCCGCCGCCAGAGATGCCGCTATGTGTGTTTATACTGCTTCGGGCGTTTCCAGGATTTTCCGAGTGACGCCTAGTGGGGGAGCGACCAATGAGCTAACCGATCTGCAGACTTCAAACTCGATTGGAGATACACTCCAGGGCGACCGAATAGTCAAATGGTTCGGAACTACCGTTGATGCTTCAAAGATTGAAACCAACGGGTTCTATGTTGTTGATGCTCTAGGGAATGTAGTCGGTGCGTGTCCTGCTACCGATCCTAGCGTGAACCAACCACTCTTTACCAACGCTTACAATGTCCCAGTAGCTCTAAACTACAAGGCACAGTTCCTATCCAATGCGTGATCGTATGGCGAAGATGA